GAGCGTCGCCGCGTCATCGTCGGCTACGCCGAACTCGGCAAACTCACACCCGTCGTACGCGACCTAATCAACCAGGGCAGGCTGTTGCACACCGGGGAAACGATGCTGGCTGAACACGTGCAACGTGCCGTTGCCGTCAAAACACAAAACACGTTGGTGCTGTCATCGCAACGATCACCCGGCCCAATCGAATTAGCTAGGTGCATGGTGTGGGCCGCGGGCATGGTCGCTAGACCAGCGCAAAGCGGCCGCCCAATGATCGTCAGCGTGTAGCATCGCAACGTACCCGCCCCGGCCTTTCGTCGGGATCGTGTCGGCGGGCGGGTACACATAAACGCTTGACGCTTGTGGCACACTTGACGCATGGCCCTGTTCGCTAAAAAGACCGCCGCAATCAGCACCACCCCTGTTGCTGAAGTGCAGGCTGCTGTCGGTTACACGTCAAACGCGCAAGGCCCAAACATGATTGGGCAGTACTACACCTATCAGGAAGGTGAAGCCCGCAACCGCGCAATCTCGGTGCCTGCGATTAACCGTGCGCGCGACCTCATGGCATCCGTCATCAGCTGTATGCCACTCAAGATGTACAACGAAGTTTGGAACGAACTCGAAGAAGAAATGACCAAAGTGTATTTGGCGCCACGGTCATGGCTACGTCGACCCGATCCGACCGTGCCGTACGGGCACATCATGGCCTGGACATTTGACGACCTGTTCTTCTACGGTCGCGCGTTTTGGTACATCACGTCACGCACCGCCGACGGCTACCCCGCATCATTCACCCGTCTGCCAACCGGGTCAATCACGACACCTGATCAAGTTGGCCCGGTGTGGTTTGCACCATCAAAACAGGTGTACTTCAACGGTGGCGAACTTGACCCCGCCAACCTTGTGCAATTCCTCAGCCCAACCCAAGGCCTGATCTACTCGGCACCAGGCGCTATCGAAACCGCGCTAAAGATTGAAGCCGCTCGCAATCGCAATGCGTCAAGCTCAATCCCCGCGGGAATTTTGAAGCAGACCGACGGCGAGCCCTTGTCAGCCCAAGAATTGACCGACATTGCCGCACAGTTCAACGCAGCTCGAGCCACCAATCAGACCGCCGCACTCAACCAGTATTTGAACTACGAACCGACCACAATGACGCCCGACAAGATGCTGTTGATTGAGAGCGCGAACTACTCGGCGCTTGAAGCCGCCCGCCTTGGCAACGTCCCGCCATACCTTGTCGGTGTGAGCACCGGGTCGTACTCGTATCAGTCAGCACAACAGGCCCGCGCCGACCTCTACATCTTCGGTGTCAAGCTTTACGCAGAAGCGATCGCCGCAACCCTGTCAATGGACAACGTTCTGCCACGAGGCACTTATGTCGAGTTTGATGCCGACAAATACCTAGAAGAAGAATACGGCGCAGACAAAATGGATGAACCATCCGAAGTCAACATTCAAGAAAACACGCAAGAGAGGATCGCAAACCGATGATCAAATTTCATGCCACCGACATCAGCATCATCGCTGGTAAAGGTGCAGGCCGACGCGAAATTAGCGGCGTCGCCGTACCGTACAACGTCAAAGCAACCGTCGCATCTGGGCAAGACGTTATTATCAAGCCAGGCGCACTCCCCGTTGAAGGCAAGGCACCGCGCCTGTTCATGTACCACGACAGCACAATGCCCGTCGGTGTCGTCACCGAGCGCGTCGACAGCCCCGAAGGGATGCTGTTCACCGCCAAAATCTCAGCATCAAGCCAAGGCCAAGACGCCATGACCCTGCTCAGCGAAGGCGTAATTGACCAGGTATCCATCGGCGTCACCCCCACCGACTTCAGCTACGACGACGACGGCACCATGATCGTCAAGGCCGCCGACTGGGTAGAACTGTCGCTCGTCCCGGTCGGAGCGTTCGGCGACGCAGCCGCCATCACGGAAGTCGCCGCAAGTATCCACCAACCCGAAGAAGAAATCGGCAATACTGAACAAGAGACCCCACAAGAGGAGACACCAGCAATGGAAAACGCACCAGTCGTCGAGGCCGCCGCAGTCGAGGCCACGATCCCAACCGCACCAATCCCGGCACAGCCAAAGCGCAACTTTGGTATGCCAACCGCAGGCGAATACATGGCCGCCTACCACATTGGTGGCGACACGTTCCGCAAGGTCAACGAAGCATTCGTCGAAGCCGCCAAGTCGCGTCAGACCGCGTTGCAGGCAGCCGCAGGTGACACGCTCACCACCGACACCCCAGGTCTCTTGCCCGTGCCAGTTCTCGGCCCGGTCTTCCAGGACTTGAACTACATCCGCCCAGTCGTCGCAGCTGTTGGCGCTCGCGCCATGCCTGATGGTGGCAATCAAAAGACGTTCGTGCGCCCCACATGGACGACCCACCCGTCGGTAGCAACCCAGTCAACTGAATTGACAAGCGTGTCAGCAACTACCCCCACGATTGCCTCAAATGTCGTCACCAAAACGACTCTGAGTGGGCAGGTCAGCCTCTCAATTCAGGACATTGACTTTACGTCACCCGCCGCAATGGAAATTATCCTTCGCGACCTCGCTGGCCAGTACATGCTTGCCTCGGACAACATCGCCGCAGACGCAATTAGCAACGGCGCATCAGCATCAGGCGCAACCTGGACGGTCACCGCAAACGACCCGTCCTCGTTGATCTCCGCGCTGTACGACGCAGCCACCGACATCCTCAACGCCACAAACTTCCTGCCCGACCACCTGTTCGTGTCGCCGGACGTATGGCAGAAGCTCGGCAGCCAGCTCGACGGAGACAAGCGCCCGATCTTCCCGTACGCAGGCGCAGCAGGCCTCATGGGCGTCAACGGACTTGGCACCGCAAACATCACGGTCGCCAACACGTTCAACCCGTTCGGCCTCAACCTCGTCGCAGACCGCAACTTTGCAGCAGGCACCCTCTACGTTGCCCGCGGCCAGGCGATCGAGTTTTACGAGCAGGTACGCGGCCTGATGTCGGTCGAAGTGCCTGGCACCCTCGGACGCACGTTCTCGTACTACGGGTACGTCGCAACTTTCATCGCAGACGCCGATCAGGTCAAGTACATCGTCGTCAACTGAACCGGGTAGGAGGCCTACACCATGGCCAATTACACGGTCACCCATAAGTATTTGCTGGACGATTACGCCGTCCTACAGCTCCTCACACCCTCAGAGGTAGTTGTAGGCGGCGCAATCACCGTCACAGGCGTCGACGCAACATTCAACGGCTCATACACCGTCTACGCGCTCCCGCAATACCTGTACATCGGCACCGACACCGAAGGCGACCTGCTGTACGACTATCAGGTACCAATCCAAAATCAAGTCCTGTACGCCAAGACCGCCAGCAACGTCGAGCGCATTGCATCCACCGGGACGGTCGCATACACGCCAGTCTGCACCTGGATCACCGCCACCAACATCGAGGATTGGCTAGGTATCGGCACGGCAACCGCAGGCGACGCAGCGTTTTTGACGCAATGCGCCGCAGCTGCAAACCAGTTCTGCTATCGACGCCGCCAAGAAGCCGGATACATTGACAGCGTCAGCACCAGCCCATCAAGCGACGTCACTTTGGGCACAATCATGTACGGGGGCGCTTTGTACCGTCAGCGCGGCTCAATGGATCAGTTTGCGTCATTTGACGGCATGGCAACCGCCCCAGTTGTCGGCCTATCGGGCATGGTAAAGCAGCTGTTGGGGATTGACCGCCCACAGGTGGCCTAATGCCCGTACCCGCATACACCGACCTGTTCAACGAGGCCATCGACGACCTGACCGCAACCCTGCAAACCATCACAGGGCTACAGGTCGTCAACGATCCCCGAAACATCGTCCCCCCATGCGCGTTTATTGACGCGCCGTCGTGGGAGAGCTGGAACTACAACATCGTCAAATTGACGTTCCCCGTCAAGGTGCTGACGCTCGGCCCAGCCAACCTTGACGCCCAACGCTCGCTGCTCAACATTTGCGCCATGTTGCTAGCCAAAAACGTGGCCGTGACCGGGGGCCGACCAACCGTGATCGACATTGGCGGGTCAATCCTGCCTGCCTACGACCTCACCGTCACCATGCAAGCACAGACAAGCTAGGAGCGATCATGTACGTCATCGTCAGCCCACGCCTCGGCACACCAGGCGACAAGTTTGAACCAGTAGAAGGCACCAACATTGACGCCCTGTTGTCGGCTGGCTTCATATCCACCGACAAACCAAAAAAGTCGTCTAAAGTCAAAGCAGAACCAGTCGAGGAGTAACCCACATGGCAACCAGCGTCTACCTGTCAAACCCGAGCGTCACGATCAACAGCGTTGACCTCAGCGACCAATGCACCGCCGCCACGATCACCTACAACGTTGAAGCGCTGGAAAACACCGCGTTCGGCTCAACGGCCCGCACCTACACCGCAGGCCTCGCCAACAACAGCATCACCGTTACCCTGTACCAGTCGTACGCGGCGACCGAAACCGAAGCGTCGATCTACAGCCTTGTCGGCACTACGACCACGCTGGTATTGCAGCCAGCATCCGGTGCGGTTTCGGCAACCAACCCGTCGTACACGCTCACCGGTGCATACCTTGAAAGCCACACCCCAATCAACGCATCGCTCGGCGAACTGTCAACGATCGATCTGACGTTCACGGGTGGCACACTTGCAAAGGCCACCAGCTAGCCATGTTCTCGCCAGCCCGATCGGGCGGCGCTGAAAACAAACAAAGCAAGCCCGCGCTGGCGGAGCCTTGCCCGACGAAAGGTAACTAATGCGCGTCAAACTGAAAATTGACCTTAAAGACGGGCGCGAACCCCGCACAATGGTCACAAACATGCTTGCCATTGTTGAATGGGAGAAAACCGAAAACCGCCGATCGGCGGACGGCAAAGGCATCGGCTTTGTTGACATGTGTTGCTGGGCATACATCCTGTGCAAGCTCGCTGGCGACAAAGTGCCCGGCACGTGGCGTGAATGGGTCGCTGAACACCCCGACATGGAAATCACGCCCATCGAGGAAACCACCGACGAAACCCCTACCATCGCGGCACCTGGCGACGCTCCCTCGCTGAGGTCTTAGTTATGACGGGCTACTGGCCGCCGCAAGTGGAATTTGACACTCGAGACATGACCACCGTGTTCCATGTGCTTGAGGTGCAACAGCAACAAGCAAAGCGGGGTCGCTAATGGCAACCGTTGAGGTGATCGGCGTAAAGCAAATGTTGCAAGACCTCAGGCAGATCGACCCTGAGGCCCGCAAGCAATTTGCCAAGGATGCCAAGCAGATTGCCAGCCCAATCGTGCTTGAGGCACAAAGCCGCTATCCGACACGAGCCTTGTCAGGTATGCGGTATCGCTGGACGCAAAACGGGCGTCAACTCTTGCCGTGGGATCAGCGTAAAGCTCGACGTGGCGTACAGGTCAAAGTGGATGCTGGACGCAAAAAAGACGGCGTCGTGACCATCATTCAGAAAGACCCAGCCGCCGCGATCTATGACATTGCGGGCCGTGGCAATTCAAATCGCCTGGGTGACGCCTTGACCGCGTTTGCTGGCAACCCGTCGCGCGTCATGTGGCCGTCAGCCGAAGCGCACATCACCGACGTGCAGGACGAAATGACCAAAGCGCTTGAACAGGTTGCGAACGAGATAAATCGTAGAATTGCAACCATATGAGTATTCGCATACCCATCATCAGCGAGTTTGACGACAAGGGTATTGCGCGCGCCAAAAAAGAATTCAACAGCCTTGAAACGACATCGGAAAAAGTCGGCTATGGCATGGAAAAAGCGTTTGTGCCTGCGATCGCAGCTGCGGGGGCCCTCGCTGCCGGGCTGGGCATGGCCGCCAAAGCCGCTGCGGAAGATGAGGCTGCACAAGCGGCACTTGCCGTACAACTTCAAAACTCGACAGGTGCCGGGCAAGAACAGATTGCCGAGGTTGAGAAAGCGATTAGCGCAATGTCACGCCAGGCCGCAGTCGCTGACGACGTACTGCGCCCTGCCTTTGCTGCACTTGTGCGTGGCACTAAAGACATCAACGAAGCTCAATCCCAAATGTCGCTCGTGCTTGATATCAGCCGCGCAACAGGGATCGACGCCACTACCGTCGCTGACAGCCTTGCCAAAGCCTACGAAGGCAACTACAAGGCGCTGCGATCGCTCACCCCTGAGATGGCAAACCTCATTCGTGAGGGTGCCGACATGGAGACGATCATCAGCGTGCTTGGTGGCACGTTTGGCGGAGCCAACAAAGCGTTTACCGAAACCGCTGAGGGCGGCATGGCAAAAATGCAGATCGCGTTTGCCGAAATGCAAGAAAGCATTGGCGCAGCCGTTTTGCCATTGCTTGAGCGCCTCGTACCAATTATCACAAAAATGGCGCAAGCCGTCGAAGAAAACGCTGACGTCGTCATCATTTTGGCTGGCGTAATCGGCACCCTGTCGGCTGCCATTATTGCCTACAACGTGGCAATTAAAACCGCTGCATTCTTACAAACCGCGTTCAACATCACGTTGGCCGCCAACCCAATCGGCCTCGTGGTCGCTGCAATCGTGCTACTTGGTGCAGCTCTTGTCGCCGCATACGCCAAATTTGAGGGCTTCAGAAAAGTTGTAAACGCCGTTTTCGGCGCCGTCAAAGTTGGCGTCAAAGTCATGGTCGATTTTGTGTCCGGCTACTTGAACAGCATGTTGAGCGTTTGGACGCGCATCATCAACGCGATTGCATCAGTTTGGAACGCAACGCTTGGGGGTTTGTCATTTGAGATTCCAGATTGGGTGCCAGGCATCGGTGGCAAAGGCTTCACCATCCCCGAAATGGGCACTATCGGCGGATCAAGCTCTAATCGCGCTGTAGCGGCCGTAGGAGGCGACAAAAACCTTGGGGTGCCCATTCCTTCATCCGCGGGCGGATCGGTCGTTGTAGCGGCTCCTAGCGTCCCCAGCGGAGGCGGTGGCGGCGGCGGCGGGGGCGCATCCGTCCGACAAATCATGGAAGCCCCAAACATGTTGGGGGCAGGGATCGCTAGCAACCCGTTCACATCGAGCGCCCGTAACGCCATGCTGGACAACATCACCGTCAACGTCAACGGTGGATTGGCAACCAGCGCCGAAATTGGGCAAGCGGTTGTGGACAGCATCCGCGCCTACAACCGTTCAGCTGGCCCCGCCCGTATTGAGGTCAGCGGGTACGTCTGATGCCCGGCACAGCAATCGTCCAATCAGGCAACTACCTGCTTGAAATTGACGCAGGCTTTACCGTCAACGCATTCACTCTCGACGACCAATACAAAGGCCTTTTAGACAATACGCAGTACGTTTTGGACGGCACCACCCAGTTTGCGGACGTTACCGACGGCACCCTGAACATTGCGGTACGTCGAGGTCGCAAGGATCAGGGCGATCAGTTCAGCGCAGGGACCATGACGTTTACGCTCAATGACACGCTCGCTGACGGCATCTTTAACCCGTTTGACACCCAATCCCCGTATTACGACGCCAACCAAAACGTACCTGGCTTGGCACCCATGCGCCGCGTACGGCTTGGCCGTTACGATTCAACAAACAACCTCGAATACCTGTTCAAAGGCTACGTCGTCAACTATGACTACAACTTTGCGTTAGGCGGCCTAAACACAGTCAGCGTCTACTGCGCCGACGACTTCTACCTACTTGCACAGACCTACATGGACGAATACAACGTCACGACCGAAACATCAGGTCAACGCATAGAAAGCGTTTTAGACCTGCCCGAAGTCGACTACCCGACCGGGCCAACCGCCCGCAACATCTCCACGGGCACCGTCAACCTCGGCCATGACAGCGCCTACACCGTCCCGGCAGGCACCAACGTGCTGGCCTACCTTAACCAAATCAACGGCACCGCCGAATTTGGCCGCCTGTTCGTGTCCCGTGACGGGGTGCTGACATTCCAAAACCGCATCGGTGCCACGCTCAGCGGATCGGTAGCCGACTTCAAAGACAGCGGCACAGGCGTACCTTACGACAACGTCGGCATCACATTTGAGGCTGACAGCGTTGTAAACCGCGCCTATCTACAGAACCTTGACGGCGCTAACGCCACCGCCAGCGACAACACCTCAATCAGCACCTACTTCATTCAAACCGAAAGCATCACCAACAGCCTGCTAGAAAGCGCCGGCACGCAGCTGGCCGATGCCGCCACCTACCTACTCAACGGCGAACCCGAAGCCAGGTACACCGACGTCGCCACCAAATTTGCCATGCTAACCAACGCTCAACGCGACACCGTAGCCACGATCGACATTGGTGACACCATCACCATTGAAAAAACATTTCAAACGGGTACCGGGACAACCAGCCTTGGTCAAGAGTTATCAGTTGAAGGCATTGAGCATATGGTCGACTTCAATACCGGGCACCGCATCAACCTGTATACGGCGGCCACAACGATCGTCTATCAGCTCATATTGGACGACGCAACGTATGGCACACTTGACGCCATGAATGTCTTAGGATAGGAGAACTTATGGGAGCTAACGCAGTAACCACCGTCTACGATTTCACCGCCGGACAAGTACTAACCGCCGTCCAAATGGACAACGTCAACTGCGGGATACCAGTCTTTGCGACCACTACAACACGCGACGCCGCATTTGGTGGCACAGGCGAAAAAACCCTTGCCGAAGGCCAGTACGCGTACATCGAAGCCGATAACTCAACTCAGTATTACGACGGATCAGCATGGAAAACCATTGTGTTGCCGTGGACGTCATTTACCCCAACATGGGCATCGGGATTTACTGTCGGTAACGCAACCCAAACATGGGCATATCAAATCGTCAATGATCTCGTCGTAATCGAAGGACGTACCGCGCTTGGCTCAACGTCAGCTGTAACTGGCGTACCAACATTGACATTGCCGATTAACAGAAACCTCGCAACAGTCATGTCAATCGGAACTGGCACACTACAAGACGCGGGCACAGCAACATACCAGGCTTATCCGATTAGCACCGATGCAACAAATTGCCTATTTTTCGCCGTTGCAGTTGGCGGAACTTACGCATCGGAAGGCTCCACATCAGCAACGGTTCCGTTTACCTGGACAACCAATGATGCAATCGGCGCAACGCTGATTTACCGTCAAGCGTGAGCCGATGGATACTCCGATTGTGGTGGCTGTCATCGGTGGCTGTTTCTCTTTACTCGCTGCGCTCATACATAGGTTCCAAAAAGAAAACCATAAAGATCACGGACGGGTACACGAAGCGCTGGGCCGAATAGAACAAAAAATAGATCATCACACGGAGAATCACCCATGAGCACACAAACCAAAGCAATGTTGGCCTCGTACGCTCGATCCGTCATCGCCGCCGTTGCAGCTGTCGTAGCCACCGGGAACATCAACCCGCAAGACCTCGCCAAAGCAGCCGCAGCCGCTCTGCTCCCCGTCATCATGCGATGGGCCAACCCAAACGATCCGGCATACGGTCGTCAAAATGGCAACAAGTAAGCCTAAAAAAAATAAACCGCAAAGAAAACGTGCGGCAGCCACAAACACGCGACCATTAGGCGCCACCGACTACATCGGCACCGCCGACGGTCCAGCCAAAGGCCCACGCCCAGGCATGGACGAATGGATCAGGCAAGCCATCAAATACGCCAACGGCAGCTTGTGGAATAACGGCTCATACGGGCAACGCGACATGAAAGGCAAACCCGGAACCCTGTCAGTACACGCCACAGGCCGCGCCGTCGACCTCTCCTACCGCGATATGCCTGATCATCGTGGCAAACCCAACGGACGCCAACTCAGCAAAGTGTTTATTGACGCCTGTGTAGCCAACGCAAACGAACTCGGATTGCAAATGGTCATTGACTATTGGCCGCAACCCTTTGGTCGAGCATGGCGTTGCGATCGCATGGCTTGGCAGGTCTACCAAAAGAAAACCGTGTCCGGGGCGCCTGGCGGCGACTGGTGGCACGTTGAGATCACACCCAAAATGGCAGACAACCCTGAACTGGTAAAAGCCGCATTTCTTAAGGTGTTTGAGGGTATTCCCGCATAGGCCCGTCAGATCCCCTAGGGTGGGATCACCGACGAAAGGAAACCTAAGCCATGACATTGAACCCATTAGCCGCACTTTGTGCCTGCGTCACAGCCATATTCGGCTTTACGACGCT